AGGCCCCGATGACGCCGATGAAGAGGAGTGCGGTGCCGCCGAAACGGATCGAGACCCACGACGACAGCTCGCGCCCCACGTCGGGGGAGAAGACGCGGGTCGGCCAGATGACCGTAGCGATGCCCATGCAGAACTGGTAGGCGACGAGCAGGACGGCGGCGCCGAGCTGGAGGCGCTTGAGCCATTCCGTCCAAGCGGCGAGACGGCGCAGCGAGTCGTTCAGTTCGCCGACCAGCCGCGCGTGCTCGTCGTCTGTCATGCGGTCAGGGTAGCAGCGTCCACACTGAACGCGCCTTCGTGACCACCCTGCGTGATGCCGACGTGCAGCGCGGTGATCTCGCACGGCCCGGCGAGTGTGATGCCGGCGCGGGTGTCGACGTCGACGCGGATGACGGCCCCGGGCCGCCACGCGTCCCAGTCGCCGAGGTCCACCCCGGACCGTAGCGAGATGGCGGCGTCGCCGTCGGTGGCGTTGGACGACAGGAGGCGCCGCGGGCCCCGCCCGTTCGTCTCGCCGGTGTCGGCCCACGTTGTGGATCGGGCGAGGTAGTCGGCGCGGGGGTCGCCTTGGCTGAGCGTGACGGCGCGCTCGCCCCACATGCCGGGCGAGACGTGGTAGGTGGTGTCGCCGATGATGGTCGACGCGTAGCCGAGCCCGTCGACGAACACGGCGGGCGGCTCGTCCCAGTCCGCCTCGGTGAGCGTGACGCCCGGCGAGGCGAACGGCGCGGCGCCGACCTGGAGTATCCCGGCGCGGGCGGTCCAGCGGGCGTCGCTCGACTCGATGTCGGAGCCGATCAGTAGATTGGTCGACGTGTAGGGCGTGCTTTGCGGTGCGGCGTGGACGTCGAGCCCGACGGCGCCTTGCGCGTCGGCCTGCTCGACGAGCTGGCGGACGACGCTGGCGGCGTCGCCTTGCGCCGCCGCGGTGCGGCGTCGGTCCATGACCCAGCGCATCCGGTCATGTGCGGCTACGGTGAGCTGCCCGGCTGTGGCGCCGACGGCGACGATCGGCCCGGCGAAGGTGGCCACACCGTCGCGGGCGAGGTGAAGCTCGTGGAGCCACGGCGTGACCGCGACGGGCGCGGCGCACCCGTCGAGGGTGAGCGACACGACGGCGACGTCGGAGAGCCGGTGGTCGAGGCTGCCGACGACGATGCTGTCGGGAGGGATAGCCCACACGGTCGGCCCGCCGCGTTGGACGATCTTGGCGTCCCAGCGGGCACACAGCGCGGCGGTCATCACTCGACCCACGACTGGGCGAGCAGCTCGACGGTGACCGGCGGTGTGGCATCGCCCTCGATGGTGAGGCCGATGCACAGCCCGCCGCAGTCCGTCGTCACCTCGGGGAGGCCGCGTATTGGCTCGTCGCACGTGTAGGTGAGGCGACCACGGCTGATCGTGCCGGTGCCCAGTGTGGTCGTCGAGATGTACGGCAGCCCGACGGGGATCACACGGTCGGCCGGCGGGCACGCCTCGGAGGTCGGCGGGCACGTCGCCGGGTCGGTCCACACGTGCACCCCGACGTCGACCGCCGCGCCGTTGGAGAAGCGGAGCAACGGCGCGTAGTCGGTGCTTTCGGCGGCGGCGCTGATGAACAGGGTGCGCCGCATGAACGGCTCACACCATGTGTCGCACTCGTCGGGGCCCGCGGTCGGTGGTGTGATGACCGTGTCGCAGTCGAGGCTCTCGGCGAGGTGCGGGCCGGGCTGGATCGACACCACAGCGTGACGGCCCGACTCGTCGGAGAGCGTCACCGCGCCGGTCTTGTCGGCGTCGTCGCTCTGCCACCGGAACCCGGCGTCCTGCTGGGTCACGATCCCGTTCGTCGCGACCGACGTGACCCGCCCGACGGCGCCGTCCCATGACCACCAAGCGATCCCGTCCGGTCCGGACACGATGGTGGCGTGCTGGAACTCGGCGTCCTCGTACCACCGCGACGGCGGGCACGGGCCGAGCGTTGGGCCGGGCGCGGTGTCGCTCGCCGTGGCGCTGAGGTTGCCGAAGAACCCGCCGAACAGCTCGGCGGTGAGGGTGCCCACATCGTCGAGGCTGTCGTCGTGGGTGACGCGGCTGATCGTCACGGTCATGTAGCTGGCGGGGTGGTTGCCCGCCACGATGTTGGCCAGCTCGATGTACGGCACACCGCCCGCCGGGCTGTTGTCGTCGTAGGTCACGAACCCGACGGCGTTGACCGACCACGCCCACGACGACACGCCGGTCGGCATGGCGATACGGAGCGTGCCGCCGGTGATGCTGTGCTCGCCGTTCGCCGCGACGAACACGGTCCACACGTCGTCGGTGATCGTGGCACCTCGGGCGATGCTGGACACATTGCGCGACAGCGAGGCGTTGACGTAGCCGGTGACGTTCGGGGTTGGCTGCACGACGGGCGCGACGGGGCCGGGCGCGCTGTCGGTGTAGGACTGGCCAGTGGTCTGTCTTACGGAGCCCGGCACCCCGTCGCCCCAGTTGGTCGCCCACATATCGACCTGAAGCGGTTCGATGTCGTCGTCGGCGTTGTTGCGCGTGACGTTGGTGATTGAGACGTTGAGAGCGTCGGTCCCGGCTAGCCCAGTTTTGAGGATGTACCAGCCGGTAATCTCCACGTAACGGCCAAGGTCGGTGACCACGCGGGGGAAGTAGAGGTTGTAACCGCCGGTCGCCGTGACGGTCCATGAGGTCACCTGTGCTGGCTTCCAGATGCGCATCGTGCCGATGCCGAACGCGCCAGTGCCGCCGGGCGTAGGTGTCGGGTTAGTACTGGTGACGCCTTGCTCCACGTCGCCGGTGGACTGCGCCTTGATCGACCACACCTCGCCCGCATAGGTCGAGCCCGGCGCCATTGTCGTGACCAGGGGGTGCAGCGATGCGTTGAGCACGGCGCCGTAGTTGCTCTTGTCGAACCCGGGGTTTCTCGCTGACGGCGACAGTGAGGTGTCGGACACGGGGGCAGACAGCGACGACACTGCCGAATCCGGGAACATCTCGACCGTGCACGCTCCGATAGGATTCTGGGAGTAATCGCCGCCGATGCCCGACACGTCGAAATAGACCGAGCCGCCGCCCTCGCTCGGCAGACCGATATAGTTGACCGGAATCTCGTAGTAGCCGATCGGGTGATAGTACGTAGTGCCGATCGACGCGGTGTTGCTCGCGGCGGCAGACAGGCTGCCGTTGTTGCGTCGGTTCTTCGGTAGCCATATGCGAATCGTGGCGTTGGTGAGTCTGTTCTCGCGGCCGGTGTTGCGTGCCTCGCCGCCAAAGCTGACTGAGCCGGTTTGTGCAGAATCTGCGGATACGTAGATGCTGCCGCCTGTCATCGCCGTCCGGTACGTCGCCGGGATGTCGGGCACCGGCGGGTCCGCGAGGGGGTCGCCGGGGATGAACGGCGTCACCTCGATCTCGGGCTTGTCCTCGTAAAGCCGCGTCCTGGCGAGGTCAGGGTCTGGCCACCCGTACGAGTTGATCGTCGGAACGGGGTTCGGGTTGTGCTTATCGAACGCGGGGAGCGGCTGCGTGACCGGCAGCTGCTGCGCGGCCCTCACCAGTGTGGACGTCGAGTCAAACGCGGGGCGATCCACAATCGGGGCTCGGCAGAACACAGCGAGGAGCCCGAGGCGGAACTGGCACGACACCCCGTCAGCGTCAATCACGGCCACGACCGTCGTGTTCGCCGGGCCACCCGGCACGCCAGCGAGGGACCACACGACACCCGACGGCGCAGCGCGGACCGTGCCGCCGGTCGTGTCGTACACATCGACGCGGCGGAACGGGGCGCGCAACCCGGCGCGGGTCAGATCGTAGAACGCGGACGCGTCAGGGGACTGGATGACGCGGGTCAGGATCGACTCGTCGCCCTCGCCGGGCACCACAATGCAGCCCGGCTGAATGCTGTCCCACCGCACCGCCGTCGGCGCGCACGGGTCCGGCGTGCAATCACAGTCGATGAGCAGCGGGTGCAGCGGGTTGCATTCCGCGGCACCCCACGCGGCGGCGGGATACGACGCGACGACCTCGGGGGCGTCCCACATGCGCCCGTCCGCCGCCTCGAACAGCACCTCGACGCGGCTGGTGCACGGCCCGACGTCGTCGAACAGCTCGCGGACCACGACCGCCCGGGCGTCTCGCACGGTACGGACCGGGCCGCAGTCCTCGGCGACGGCCAGCGTGTGGGTGCCACAATCGGTGCACGACCCGGCACGGCATCCGGCAGCGGCGTGGAGCCGCTGCGTCAGCCACGTCACACCGTGCCGCCGTCCGGCGGGCGAGCCAACCAGCTCGACCTCCCAGCGCCACGACGTGGGGCCGCACGGCTCGCCGCTGTCGGTGATCGCGGTCTGTCGTTCCCACACCGACGAACGGACGTCCCACAGCTCAGCGGAGTCGGGCCGGTCAGCGGCGACCCACGGCGCCAGCTTGCCCGGCTGTGTGGGCCACAGTGACGGGGCGGGCGTCGGGCAGTCGGTGCACGCGCAGTCGCTGCGGCCGATGAGCGACGGCGACGGCACGTAGGCGTCGGCGGCCACCGCGGCGGTGTACGCGGCCACGCTGTCGTAGGCCGCGGTGCGGCACGAGTCGGTGAGGGTGACACCGCCGAAGGCGAGCGAGGTAACGGTCACGACTTGCCGCCCATGATCTTGCTCCACGTCCGGTGTGTGTCCACGCCTGCCAGTCTTTCATGCGGCGACACGACTGTGATGTTGACGTCGCCGCGGTGCGCCGCTCGGGGTGCGCCGCCCACGAGGTGTGGATAACGGCGGGCTGTCTCCGCGCCGGACACCACGCGGCCCGCCTCGGGCGCCATGAACGCGCCGTCGCCGCGCAGCACGAGCCGCTGCCCGCTCCGCCCCTCGAACACCTCGGGGCCGTGCTCGGCCACACGGGCGAGGCTACCGGCGCGCATCGTGCCGCCTGCCCAGTTGCCGGGCAGCGACGCGAACGGGTTCGTCGGGTCGAACGTGAGCCCGGCGACCTCGTTGACCGTCACGGTGATCTGCCTGTCCTGGATCTGGGCGAGCTGGTCGAGGATGGGCCGCAGACCGCGCGCCTCCACAGTGACCGTCGCTGTGCGATCCTGCGCGACCGTGTCGACCCTCTCCTTGGCGGCGTCGACCCCCGGTGTCTTCACGGCGACGTCGGCGTCGGGCTGCTTGCCGGTGAGCTTTCCGAGCTGCTCGACCGCCTGGTCGTCGTCGAGCGTGACGGTGACCTTCGCCTCGGCGCGTGCTGACTCGCCGACCCGCTCGGCGGCGTCGGCGCTGGCCCCGCTGCGCCCCGCTGCCTGCGCTGCCTCCTGCGCGGCCTTCTCGGCGAGCTTGTCGATCTCAGCCTGCGTGGTCTGCAACCGTCCGATGATCGTGTCGAACGCTGAGAGTGTGGACGGGTCCACACCAATAGCGACCTGCTGCGCCTTCAGGAATTCGAGGCGTGGGACGGTCTCGTCGAGGGCCTGGTCGAGAGGGATCAGCCCTGCGTCGACCTCGGCCGCCACATCGGATGCGACAGCCTGGGCGACCTTGGCGACCGCCGCGTCGGTGTCGATCTTGGCGGGGATCTTCAGTTCGGGGAACGCCGCCTGAATCTCGGCGAGTGTCTCGGCGGGGAGCTGGTCGAGGCGCACCCCGGCCGGGATCTCGATGCCCGCCTGCGCTTGGAGTTCGGCGAGGTCGGCCTCTAGCTTCGCGCGCCGCTCCGCCGCCTTGGCGAGGCCCTCCGCCTCGGTGGCGTTGATCTTCGCCAGCGCCGCGGACGATTTGGCGTTGGCCTCGCCCTCAGCCTGGTTGATCTTCGCGACCTGCTCGGCGTAGGCGGCGTCGCCCTTCGCGGTCGACGCCGCGATGTCGGCCTGCTGCTCGGTCAGTTTGCGTGTGGTCTCGGCGATCGACGCGGCCGCTTCGGTCTTCGCCTCGGCCATGTCCCGCTTCGTGACGGCTATCTGGTTGTCGAGGTCGCGCACCTTGTCGGGGGCGTCGCCGTCCGCGGCGAGTTCGTTGCGTTGCCGTGTGAGCGCGGCGAGGCGAGCCTGCGCGCCGGCGGCGTCCTGGGCTTCCTTGGCCTGCACCTCGGCGATGCGCCGGGCGGCCTCCTCGACGGCCTCGGCGCGTGACTCCTCGGCGTCGACCTGGCGCTGTGCGTTGTCCTGCGCGGCTTTGGCGCGCTGCTCGTCGGCGTCGCTGGCTGCCTTCGCGGCGTCGGCGACGACCTGGGCGCGGCTCTCGGCGGCTTTCGCCGCGACGTCGTCGGTCTCGGCGAGCTGCTCGCGTAGCTCAGCCTGTTTGCCCTTCGCCTCATCGATCTTGTCGTTGATGCTGGTGAGCGCGTCGCGCTGAGCGTCGAGCCCCTCGACCGCGGACGCGACGCCCTGGTCGCCCGCGGCGAGGTCGGCGAACGGGTCGATCGCCGAGTTGATCTGGTCCTTGACGTTGGCCGTGGCCTCTTCGAGCAGTTCCGCCTGCGTCTTCGCCTCTTCGAGCGCGCCGCCGAGCCGTATCGCTCCGTCGGCTGCCTCGTCGAGGCTTGCGGCCTCGGCTTCCGCGTTGGCGGCGCGCACCTTGTCGGATGCGGCCGTGGCGGAGGACGTGCCGATCCCGAGCGCCTCGGTGACTTTGCCGCCGATGTCGAGGTTGCGCTCGTAGAAGTTGGGGCCGTCGTCGGGGTTGCCGGGGCCGTCGAGCCCGATCAGCTTCTCCACGATGGGCGTCAGCTCGTCGATGAGATCGGCGATCCACCCGCCGATGCTGATCTGTACGCTCTCCCACGTCTCGCCGAGCTTGCGCCCGACCTCGCGCAGCTCCTCGGCCCTCTTGATGTCCTCGTCGGTGAACACCTGCCCGCCGTCGACAGCGGCGAACAGTCGCTCCATCTCGTCGGCG